CAGTCCAAATCCACCATACTCTCTAGGCAAGAGAATGTGATGGAACAATCTTGGGTGGTGATCCCGGCTAGGGAGCAAACCACCCATTCTCAGGATGAATAAGTCTCTGATTGACTCACGATGTGAGATCGGCCAGTAGTATTTGTCATCGGGTAGCCAGCGTAGGGTGTTTCCCAGCTGGCCCCCTTTCCCAACAGCAACGTTTTTGTTATCACGTTGGAGTTGGGTTGACGTTCCCCTTTCGAGTAACCGCACCTTTACGGTGTCGGTTACCACAGATTTGCCGTAGTTGGCATAATCAAGGGGTTTACCGTGTTTTAGGTTTGTGAGATTAAGCGATCGCTCGCAATATCTTACGGATACCTTAGACACAGAGTGCTTTTCTTCAGATATGATGGATCCCACAGTTCTGTGGTTATCCGTCATATTCTGAAGGTAGCTAAGAGGTCCTTTCATAAGATGGTCGTCTCCTCCGATATGGAGGTAACGCCACATCCTCTCAATGGTTTCATCACCAATGAGTATATCAGTCCGACCAAGGTACTGATAGAATGAGAGTTCCTCTAGACAGAGGTTCAGTAATGTTAAGATTGGCTTAGTCAAAGCTTCTCCCATCATTACCCCTCTTTGTGACACAACACACCTCCCGTCCGGAAGTGAAATCTCACGGGGATTAATCATCCCTAGAGCAAGTTGTGTATACGGGGTTATTTCAACCCCTGCCCCCTCAAGGAAAGATGTAGTAATCTCCCTTGCAAGGGCCTGGTCGATGGTATCGGATGCCGACGTCAAGTCGCTCGATAGCACGTAGTGGTCATCAGTAAGTCTCCGGTTTGGAAGCTTACAGAGGCCTTTTGCCGCCTGCCACGCCTGATCTTCAGAATGAAAACAGGAGTAACAAGCAGGATGGTATGAGAGGAGGTACTTGCACGTGTGTGCAAGTGGTGACTCTAAGATATTAACCCAATATGGTGTTAAAGTGATGATTCGCGCCTTATTCCCCTGCTCGGGGATTACGGACGCCTTCGAGGGAATTAGTTTTCCGTCTTTGGTGTATTCGCGATAATCTTTATATGCTACGTAAAGTAGCTGTGACCCTAGGTACTCATCCAGCCCGTTAAAGCGGGCATGAGCATCATCGGGTATACCGAATCTCCGAGGAGTGAGGAAGTCATCCCCATCCTCGTAGATTCTATCACGGAACAGGTACTTCCATAACGGAAGGCCCGGTACGTGATGAACACCACCTAGAGGAGTTTCCTCGAAGGTGTATTCAAACCTTACTTCTGTAAGGATCCTCTCTGCTGCCTGTCTGACAGCAAGAGATTGACCACCACCGACTTGGGGGTGATCTAGACACGCTGACCCTGTCAGGGAACAGTGTGGGATCTTTTTGAAGTTATTAGAGGGCGTTAGGTTTCGGCATGTCTTGCCGATTCTCCTCGCACACCTTTTTAAAAGGGTGGTAAGAGGGTGTGAGATTTCACACTTGGTTTCCATTACACCGACAAACTTGTCGAGTGCCTTAGTTACCGTCTTGCCCCCCATATAGGGCATCTGCCTGTTATTGCAGATGTGTGTCAGATCCTGAAGTGGTTTCATCTCACCACGAGATGCCGCTTCGGATATAAAGGCAATGTACTCAGTCCCGAGCAGGGGTGTGAGTAGATTGCCAGTTTTTCTAGGGTCGGGTACGTTAATTACATGCCCGTCAGTAGAATTTGCCCAGAGATATGTAGTGAACTCCTTCCAGTCTGAAACGAGTTTGCACGGATCAAAGGCACCAACCTTGAAGGCTTTTCTAACGAAATTCCTAAAGGTTCTAAAGAATTCAGAACCCTCCTCGAATAGGGGAGGGTATGCACACCAAAAAGCGCTGACAGCGCCATTGATGAACTCCTGGATTCTATGAAATTGGACAATAGGC